GCCGTGCCGCCCGTACCATTAGCAGCCACCAGCATTGCACAGCGAGATTCAGCGGTTGTACCGTTTGCCGTGGTCAGCGTGTGGGCGTTAGTCGTCCAAGTTGTGATGTTCGCAAGGCCCGCAATGGCTTGCTCCACCATGGATGTAATGTTGTCATTAACAACTGCACCCCACGCCCCAGACAACTCCCCCGTCGTCGGCAACGCAAGTTTAAGAATCGACGTATATTGAGTCGCCATGAACTACCTCACGTAGGAATAGACTGCCAATTTGCAGTCTGTGCATCATTAACCGTAGCCCAACTCGCGGTCTGCGCTGTAGAGACAGGGGTCCACATTTAGACAAGCCTAATGATCGCTGTTGACGCGGACGAGGCCGGAAACTGGACAAGGAACACCCCAGCTGGGGTAGATGACTTATCCCCCCCAAAATCAAGCACCGCAATGGAGGGGTTAGTTGTGCCGTTCGCAAGATAGATAAGGCCACCACGGGCAACAATATTTGAGCCCGTCCAACTCACGTTACCAAAATTGATATACGCTGTGGTGCCCGAAGAAGTCGGCACTTGAGAGACAGACAGCGCAAGCCCCCCAGCGCTGTACCCAGGCCCCACAACTTCATTATCAGTGGTGTACGTCGTCGTTGCAGCGTTAATGTTTGCCGCAGCGGTATAGAGCGCGAGCTTAAAGGTCTGAGTGGTGCCCGTGTCGAAGTTAAACACCCCACGAAACAGGTCTACCTTAAACGATGTGCAGAGTGTTTGAACCAGGGACATAGTGGCGTCTAACTAACAGGGGTTCGGAATTGCCCGGAGCGATATGTGTCTTGCCTGAGTTTACCATCCCCAAGCATCTTAATGAGCCCAATCGCTTGTAGGTAAAGTTTTTCGTAATTAGCAATGATATCCGGCTCGCCCTTCATGAACCGAATTGCCTCGATAAGCGCACCGTTGAGCAACGCGGAGTCAAACTCATCCCCCAACCACGTCGTACCCGCCGTTACGATTGACTCAGGGTAATACCCGTAATGAAGTTCTACGGAGTACGCCGCATCAGGAGTAGGGCCAAGGATGAACGCCGTGTCGTCAAAGTTTGCATAATGCTTAGGCAAGCCAGTAGCCGTCGGCCCAGGGTACGCCTCACGGATGAAGTTAACATCCTTGTTCAACAGATACTCGTAGTCCCCATTGGCCCTAACAACGGCGAGCGAAAACGTGTACAGGTAATCGCCCGGAATTTGCAGGTACTTGTTGTTAATCGTCAGCGTGCCGGTCTGGTTCTTCCGCATCGCTGGTAACTGCACCGTGTTGTATATCTTTTGCTCAGCCTGTTTCGTAAACATGGCCAGCGCATCTTCCGAGAATTCATTCTCGCAGATGTCTTTGATATTCGCCTTCAACTCGGTGTAGTTCATGCAAACCTCTTAGGCCATCGGACCCCGAGCACGCAGCCCCTTGGTAGCAGCGCCCGTACCACGGATTTTAACACCACCACCCTTAGCCATGTTGTGCATGGATTTCTCATGCTGCTTAACTTCTTTGGATGCAATGGTTTTAACCTTCTTTACATCCCCACCGGAAAGATACTTTTTAGCTTTCATAATACCCTCACGAGACGGTTACAGTGCCAAGTTGCCCTATTGCTACAAGTGCGTTCGGGGTAAGTGGTGCATCAAAACTACTCGCTCCACCCACCGGGTTCCACCCCCATTGAATCGTACGGCTCCCTTCCCCCGAATTGCCATCCGCCAGCGTACCAGATGTTACATAAGTTGTATCAGGACGTGGGTTACGCAGGGCTTGCGGGTCATCTACGGGGTACATCCCAAGTTGCAGTTGCGGATGATCCGGATCCCAACATTCATTACAAACCAGAAGATTGATCTTCTTGGTCTTAACCGTCAGTTCACGAAGATCCCTTAGCCGATAGCGAAAGCCGCATCGGTCGCATATAGCGATTGCGATCTTGTTTGATGCAAACCGGTTGCCCATTAGCCACCATAGACGTATTGACGCCGAGGTACAAACCGAATAGCGGCCTTTTCCCGGTCTTCGCCCGCAGCAAGGTCAAACTGCTCTTCATAGGCAGCCTTGAGCATCGGGATACGCTCGACCAACTCAGGCACCTTCATCGCAATATGGTAGGCAAGACCGGCAACCAAGCAAGGGAGAAACCTAAAATTCATATCGGCAAGCTGAACCCCAGCCCCAGCATCTTGAATACGCCGCATGCGCCAATACACAAATTGGTATGTCTGGGAGTTGTCCGGGGTGAGCCAGACTGTTATTGCAGGGAGGTTAGGATTGTAGATTGCGGCACCGGTCGTATGAGAAGCCGCCGTGGTGCCATTTTGCCCCCGGAACACCCCACCAAGCGTGTTACCACTTAGGTACCCATACGCGATATCTTCGTTATCGACACGGATAAATCCAGCCGTAGGCAGCCCCACAGTTGAACTTAGCGTAATGGTTGTTGTGGAATCGTCGATAGACCCGTTGAGCGTAAGCCCCGTGGGCGACACAACACCAGAGAGCCGTTGCACCCAAACTTGGATGGGCCGACCTGTGGCTAACTTGTTTGGTATCGTGGCGTAGGTAGAAACGCTAATACGTGTAATGTTCAGGTCTGCTTGGGTCGACGCAGAGTTAGCACCCGTACGGATTACATGATCAAGCAGGTCAATCGTATCTACCGGAAGAGCGTAAGTGCTCAACCCCGGCGTCAGGGTAATTGTCCCCTGATCAATCGTCCACATATTGATGCCACGGTTTTGCCACTCAATGGTCATCAAATTCATCGACCGCCGCGCGGTACGCAGATCATAGCCCGAGCGCATTTCTCGGCCCGCACGCTCCCAAGCTTCTTCGGCGATATCCGTGAAGTCGAGCGTAAACGCGGTAGATCCGGTCGTGGGCATATTACTTCATCTTCTTTAGGGTCTGCGCAAGGCGCGCACGTTGGCCAAGTTTGCCGGGGGCTTTGGCAGCGGAGGCAAGTTTTTTAGCCGGAATCTTCTTACCTTCCTTCACGCCCAACTGCTCGCGCAAGGCTCCCGGCTGTTTAATCGCTTCTTGGATCCACTTCTTAGCCATTACCGAAACCTCGCTGTTTTCTGGGCAATCGTTTTGGGCTGCTTTACAAACTGCTTACCTGCCGATTTACCCGCACGTTTGGCCCGCGTTGTCGCTGCGTATTCCGCAGGGGACAAAGACTTAATCGCCGCCTCAGGGAGGTACCGCTCCCCGGTTTTGCTAGAAGGCTTGCCCGACTTTGTACGCCATTTTTGAGCAGTCCAAGCTTTGAGGCTTTGCTGTGGGGCTTTCAATCGCGGTACCCCCCACCCTTGGCCTTATATTGCTTCGCCAATAACTGTGCTTTGCGGGCGGACCACTGGCCCGCTTTCGTGCCCTGTACAGCCTGGGATTTGATCTTTTTGAACAAGGATTCGCGCACGCCGGGTTTAGTGTAGTTCCCCGCCTCGTTGACACGAGATACCGCACCGCCCTTTGCGTAAACTTCAAAGTCCGTGTTGTCACGACGCTTCATACGCTTAGGTTTTGGCATCTTGGTGGGGTTAATATCCCCCATCCCACGGCTTGCGCGCATATGTCACCTAGACCATTTTGGCTTTAGTCTTACCGCGTTTGGCACAGCCATCAGCAGATTTGACGTACCCACCGGAGCGAAACTTCAACTTGCCTTCGCCCATGGTTGATTTAGTCGTCGGCGCTTGCGCTTCTTTTTTGCGCGTTTCGGCGTCGCGTTTTTCTTGCATCGCTTGCATTTGTGCAGGGGTGTATTGCGGTTTAGCTTCAGCCATAACTATCTCCTAACAAGTCTTTCCACCACGGGCCATCTTAACCATCTGCGCCCCACGCTTGGCTTGGCGTTGAACCGGGTGTTCACCCTTAGAAGCAATACGCCCCCCGGCTGCGTACCCCGCAGGCATCTTCTTCTGCATGCCCGCTTTGGCCATCCCACGCCCCTTAGCCGCCATCATGTTGCCTTCGGCCATACCACCGCCCATCATCTTCTTAGGCTTCGACGCACGCATTTCGGCTTCCTCATGCTTGATCATCGATTTCGGGGCACCGGCTTTTTTCATGAAGCCGACTTCTTTGCGCATCATTGCTTTGGATTCTTTCATGTCTCCACCTTTGGCAAATTTACGTCCTTCGTCGGCCTTCACAAACTCCCGCCCGACTGATCGCGAGATCCCTACGCGCTTAGCAAACTTAGGGTTGTTGGCTACTGCGGCCATAAGATTGTGTTGCGCCTTAGACTTAGACGGCACTATTCTGCCCCCGAATTGCATCGATCTTGCGCTCCAACCGGTCGAAGCGCTCCAACAATTGATTCATATCCGCGCGAAATTCATTGCGGGTAATGTGGTCCCGAGCAACTTCTTCCCGAGTCCTATTGAGCAAAATGCTGATACGCTGTAGTTCAGCAAATTTGTCTTTAAGCACATACCCCAACAACGCCACAATCGCTGTTAAAATGATGTTCCATACCATCATTTCCATGAGCACCTCAGCATTTCCAGGCTCTCAGAGATTTGTTTATGCGGCTATTCGGGTCGTTAGCCGTCTTCTTGCTCGTCAATTTCTTCTTCATCCCTTGCATTCTTGCACAAAATGAATCTCGACGAGGGCCGCCCTCGGGCTGTGGCGCTTTCAACCCCGGTTTCCCAGGGTTTGCCCGATTGTATGAAGCTCTCCCCTTGGCGTTCAAACCACCAGAGGGGCTTTTGCCTTCTTTGCGTTGCCATGCGGGAGTTTTAGCCACGCCCACCCCCTAGCCACACAGCAAGGTGGCAAAAGATACATCTGTCAGCGTAACTTCGGAATAGTCGTTTACCCCACTTCGGGTCGTCAAAATACCCTCCGCAGGCATATACAAACTATTCACCACGTCTTCATTTCCGGGGGTGTTGATCTGCAGCAGCAGATCAGAAGCAAGACTATTGCGGTTAACCTTGATGGTCCCCGGTGTGGCAGATGCCACGTAAGACAAGCCTTTAATACGGCAACGAGGG